GCTGTTGCTGTCAGACTCGACGCGGAAGTCGGCGGAGGCATTTCCTGTCTCATTAAAAACAGACGGACTCGCGCCTGCATCAATTCGATGCTGTAAGGTGCCTGATCCATCGTACAGATCAATCCGTGGAGCAAAGTTTCCAGAAGCACTCGCCAGAAACTCAACAACGGGTACAGACGCAGAGCGTGTCTGAAATTTCAGATAGTTGCTGGTCCATGTGAAATTTGCGTCTGCCCCAAGCGCAAGGCCTCCATCGACGTTAAGCGTCTGACCTAAATCGCTAGACGTACCGATGTTGACATGGTTATTTCCCGCATCCACATACAACATGTGCGTGTTGGTGTCAGACTCGACGCGGAAGTCTTGATCTAAGCCGTTTTCATTAGAAACTATTTCAGAATGCGCAATTCTAAAACGCTCGGCAACATTTTCATTCGCAATAGTGTTGAACGCCATGTACGAATCGACAGTAGACGCTGTTGATGTCCACTCTTGAGTTTTGTGTACGCTGATACTTCCCGCTTCAAAATCAATGTCGCTGACGGTTCTGTTAAGCGACCATATTTGTTTTACAGCGGAGGCGGCGTCGGTTCCTGCGTTTCTTAATCGGGCTGCGGTGAACGTATCAGAAGTGCTTCCTTGAACATCAAGCAAGACGCTGCTCGGAACGCGGCCAATACCCACATTCCCATCACTACCCTGCACAAACAGCGCATATTCATTGGTATCCGACTCTACACGGAAGTCATTGTCTCCGCCGCCTTCATTAAACACCGCACCAGTGTTAACGCTGAGCGAGCTAGAAAGCGTCGTAGCGCCCGTCACGCCCAGCGTGCCGCCTACGGTGACATTGCTAGAAGCACCTACGGTGGTGAAGTTGGCGGCTTTTGCCGTGGTCGCACCAATGGTGCCATTGACGTCGCCATCTTTGAGCACAACACTGTCGATGTTGACGCCGTTGTTCGCGCTGGTTTCCAAGATGCTATCGGTGGTGAGGCTCTGCCCCGCCGTGATAATTAGATTATTCGCACCCGAGGTGTTGCCATTAGCGAGGATTTCGGCCAACGTGTCAACCGTGCCGACTTGGCTGTCTACATACGCCTTAATAGACTGCTGGGTCGCCAATGCGGTATCGCTATTGGTTGCCATGTTGTCTTCATCAAGGATGGTGTTGACAACCGTAGCACCCGTGCCCTTGAGCTCGCCAAACGTAACGCGCCCACTGGCGGTGACCGTAGTAAAGCTACCCGCCGCCGTGCTGGCACCGCCGATGGTAACCCCATCCATGGTGCCACCATTGATATCTGCCGTGGTAAGCACAGCAGACGCAATGGTGACAACACCCGTGCTGTCCGCAATGGAACCTGCCGAGGTGCCGTCCTTAGCTTTGAGGTTGGTGACTTCTAAATTGGTGGTATCTACCGTGGTGGCGTTGACCGTGGTAATGTTACCCGTGGTCGCCGCTACCGTTGCGGCATCCAGTGCGTCTAGCTTGAGGTCAACAAACACCTGCGTAACGGTTGCGCTAGCGCCGCCGCCATCAAACTTAAGGACAACGTCCTTGCCAGCAGGGATTTCAAAATCGTTGCTAGCGTTATAGGTGCCTTGGAACACAATCACCGAGCGGCTACCGCTCAAGCTGTTCCGCATGTGCACAATCTTTTCGGCGTCGTTAGGGTCTAACTGAACATACGCCGTAGCGCCAAGGTCGCCGCCATCTACAAACTCAATGTACTTATTCCGCCCATCGGACGCAGTGCCGTTGGTGATGTCAATGGTATTAGGGCTACCGCTTGACCCAGCCGCCGCCAATGTGACCTGCACAATGCCGTTAATAGCCTGATCGATAAGGTCATAGTTGGTATTGGCGGTGGTGCCCCACGTTCCTGATTGTTCACCAGTTCCGGGTTTTTCAATACCAAGGTTCGTAGTATAGGTGCTTGCCATTTCTCATCCTCACGCGGCGATTTCTGTCCAAACAGTTCCCGGATTTGGTTTGACTTCACCCCAAACTAACACATAAGGTTCATTTGTGGTAGCCGAAACTCCCGTTGGGAAGACCGTCGCCTTTGCATCAATTGTAACTTGACCTACGGCACCAGTGGCACTCACACCAGTCACATCTACGTCTACCGTAGTGATCACGCTGATGGTACCGACTGCGCCCGTAGCCGCTATGCCTGTTGCGGGGATGTTGGCTTTTGCAATAACGCTTACGCCATCGACCGCCCCCGATGCGGTCACGCCTGTGGGGAACACTTGGGCCTGCGCGACTACCGTAACCGCGCCACCTGCCGCCGTGCCCGCTACGCCAGTGACAGGCACAACCGCCTGTGCATCTACCGCAACGCTATCTACTTGGCCTGTACCAGTAACCCCAGTTACCGATACATTGGCTTCTGCAATTACCAATACAGAGCCGACCGTTGTTGATGCCACCAAGCCCGTTACAGGCACATTGGCTTGAGCATCTACCGTAACGCTACCCGCCGCCCCCGTTGCAAACGGCAAGCCACTCTGGCTCCAAGGGCCATCGCCCCAGCCAGCACGGCCCCAGCCGCCTATGGGGACGATAACACTTGTCATCAGGCGATCCGGATAATTGCGTTACTCGCGTCCGCCGTGGGGAACACGATGGTAAAGTCACCCGCCGTAGACGTCTTGTCGCCGCCAAAGTCCAGTACCACAACGGTCGGGTTGCTTACGCTCACCGAGGTCGTGTTGGGCGTGGTGTTGTAAATCAACGCGCCGCGTGCCGTGATAGTTGCCGTGCTAAAAGTCAGGTCGGCAAAATCGGTAAAGGCCGTGGTACCACTGGTCGTGGGGTTGACGTTAGTCAGCGTGCCACCGCCTGCGGTGTAGCCCGTGCCCGACACTTCGTCAGACGCCGTGTAGGCTGTAGTCGCCGCAGTAAACGAGGCGTTGTTGTCGTACAGCGCCAGCTTGAACGTATCGCCCGTGCTAGCATCAAAGTCGTGTACGCCGTAAAGGAGCTCCTGTTTGAAGCTCGTGCACATGAAGTTACCCGTGAAGGCCATCTTACAATCTCCTTATGAGTTCAGCGAGCTTCGGTTGCCCCGCGTTGCACAGCTCATTGTATACAGTGGTTCTATCGCTTTTGATAGCCTCACGCATATAAAAAGTCACTAGCGCATGCAGTTGCTTCTTATAGGCTCGGGCTTGGTCCCGGATAGCAGGGTGCGCGGAGTCCGACACCGAAACAATGCGGTCAACGCAACGCTCGGCAATTTCCTCAGGGGTAAAACCACGGTGGCTCACCGCTTCTACCCTGATTCCTAAATCTACTGCGCCTTCGGCGGGTGCTACCATCATTGTTTAGGTCTCCGTACTCGGCCTACGCGGTACTCGTCAGTTACCTCTTTTGCTTCGCCGAGGAGTTTCATACCAACAATGGCATTCTGCAATGTTTTGTCATATTGAGCAACCAAATCTTGTTCACCTTTCATAAAAGTGTACGCTTCGCTCAAACTGCCATACAACATTGCCATCGGTGCATTGGTGCTCAACCACGTCGTGCCACTGTCGGCCAACGTGGTCAAGCTGGCGGGGCGGTACAAGTAGTGGAGCTCTACTGCAAACGCCGCGCTAGGTGTGGGCGCGACAATGAAGTTATTCACGTCAAACACCGCGTAGTAGCGCGGATTGCCCGTAACCGTAGGGTCAGGCGCAAACTCACGCATAAAATCTACGTCTTTGAAGTCCATATACTGACTGTTGCCACTGCCGTCTACATAGCTAAAGCTAAACGGCGCGAGGAAGTCGCTCGGGCAAGCAATGTATTGGTCGCCCGCATTGAACGTGGCAGTCTGGTTCTTGCGGAACAAGTCCAACTGCACATTCTTAAGGATGCGCTCTTCCGCATTGCGGATAAACACAGGCAGGTTGTTAACGAACGTGGTCTCGTCGTTTTCAGTGTAATCCTGAATCGCCTGCTTAAGCTGACCGTATGTAAAACTCATGGCGTCGACACCTCCACGCTACCCACCGAGGCAACCGCCTGCGTGGACAAATTAGCTGGCGGCGGGAACACCGTCTGCCCCACCACCACAGTTTGTGGCTCAACCCGTGCAGGGCGCGGCTCATACAAAGCCTGCGGCTCAAACGGCGGCGGGTCTGGCTCAAGCTGGGGGTGCTTAACTTCAAAGCACTCCTGACACACTTTGAACCC